TCCAGATTCGTCTTCCATTCTTTGAATGAGCTGAGTATCCTTAAGGTTATAATCAAGATATAACTGAGGATTTTGTTCATAAAGTGCGTTAAGATTTCCATATTCAGAGTAGTCCAATTTCTTCTCGCCGAGTACTACATGGGCGATATGATCGAGTTTATAAGATTCCTGTGGACCGTACTTGTAACCAAACTTCTTGAAAGCATCCATATAGTCAATGATGGTCAGGCCAGATATGATATATGATTTCTGTTCTTTACCAAATTTGGTGATTGAGTGTGGTGAGATACGACCCCAAGGCGAAAGCTTCTTAGCCTTTTCTTCACCCATAAGTCGAATGATTCGAGTGACAATATATTGGATGTCGAAGTACTCGACGTTCCAACCTGTAACAACTTCGGGATATTCCATCTGCCAGATCTGAATAAATCTTTCAAGCAGTGCCACCTCGGTATCAAACTTCATAAACGATATATCGTCTGGATCGATACCTGTAATTGTTTTTGTCTTATCGAAATCTTTACGACCGAGAAGATGATATGTACTAGACTTAGAAGATTTGTATGCAATCGAAGTGATTTCTTTGTCAGCGGTATTGATGTCTGCATATCCATTCGAGATATCAACCTCGATGTCAAAAGAACAGATGTTGATCTTAGACATGTCAAAATTGATCTCGCCAGGATATTCTTCTTGAATAAATTGAGTGACGTAATTCATAGTGCCACAGATATCGAAACCATGTACATCTTTGTATTGAGTAATGAAATCACGAGCTTCGATCATGCTATTGAAACGAGTAGCACCGAGAGGCACATCACCAATCAATGATTTGTGAGTGGCGTTATCACGAGCACGAACATATAATGTTGGCTTGAATTTGACTTTGCGTTGGAATGGTCTGCCGTTTTCATAACCACGAACTAGAATGTCGTTGATAAAGCGTTCGACTGATGTATAGAATTTAGACATGTTCACCTGTTTGTATCATATATTTTACATTATAACACATAATGTTCATTTTGTAAACCATTAAATGCGTGTTAGATAGATCATCCAAGAGCTTCCCCAGCCTATTGGCCAGTCTCCTCTTATGTAGTTGTCGTCCCATGTTTTCTTTCTATGTTCTAACTTTAAAAACCGAATATGGCCTGGCCATCTTCGTATAAATTTATCTCTCATCTTGATAAATCGTTCGGGCGCTTCGGGATATACGTCAAGATGTACTTCCATAGCAATATGATGTACCTTATTGAATAAGAAGTCATAGTTTTCTTTCATAAAGATATCATACTCACCACCTTCACAATCGACTTTTAAGAAATCAAGATGATCTATTTCGTATTCTTCTATAATCTCTTTAAATGATTTATGTGGTGCTTCATCTCCTTTAACACCAAACCCGTGATCTGAGTGGCCGATGAAGGCATTAATAGGAGTTACTCTTTGCTCTGCCGATCTTGAGATAGCAGGCATAGCATTGACCATAGTAGTGTGAAGAAGTTTAATGTTTGGTTCTACTGAATAAACATGTTTAGCACCCTGTTCGAGTGCTTTACAAGTAAACATTCCAATGCAAGAACCAATATCCATTACAATATCACCTGGCTTTACTTGATACCACCAACCGTACGTGTCGAGATTGAAAAACTCGTGCACCATAGTAGCATAAGTATCTCTGTCATGTAAGTGAGTTGTAATGTATCTTTTAGGATCAAGAAGCTTCATTTTTCTTTCCAAGAATCCATCTCTGTAATTATGTCATCACCTTCTCGGTCCATAGCAATACCCAAGGCCAGTGTTTGAATATCTTCAATCAACCTCTTACAGGATTCCTTATCATATTCTTTACCAGAAATTTCAGCAAATTCGTTTCGAAGTCGATGAACTTGAATCGCTTTATCTTTCATAGCGTTTATTCTTTTAATAAGATCTTCTATAGAGTGTTGCATTGTAATCCTTTCTAAGCCGCTATTTCACTGAAGTTTTTAACCTTTTGAAATTTAATATGGCCTTCAAACTTGTCACCAAACTGGTCGCCACGGTGGCTAATAACGAAGATGTTATCTTCTGCATTTAGATTTTGTAGAGTTTCAATCAAGTTTTCAACACCTACACCATCCATTGCGCCATCAAGAGTTTCGTCAAGTACCAATAAGTTTGTTGATACTGAGTTACGAAGCTTTGCTACGGTTCTCCATGATAGCATAATTGATAGAGTGATGCGAAGCTTCTCGCCTTCTGAGAATGAAGAGTATGAGAAAGCATCTCTGAAACGAGACTTAATCACCTCATTGAAGTTCTCGTCAAGTTGAAAGTCAACGAACAAATCAAAAGCACTCAAGTATTTATTGATGAGTTTGTTCATCACTGGGATATACTGACGAATGATTTTTGATTTGATGCCTCCATCTTTAAGCATAGTTGACACCACAGACAAGACTTCTTTATGATTAAAGAGATCGGTTTGTTGAGTCTCGATAGACTGCATTGTTTCTCGTAAAAGATTGAGTTGAGTTTGATCTACCGCTTCGACTTCTTCTTCAGCTTTGTCAAGCTCTTTTTTATAAGATACAAGTGCATTTTTTGAGATTTTAATCGTTGCTCGATGCTCACTAATTTGCACGTTAAGAGATGCAGTTTTATCCTCAATCGAAGATATTTCATTGATGCGGTTTTCATATGTAGTAACCTTTGCTGCTAACTCTTCGATACCTTTCTCAAGCTCTGCTACTTTTTGATCTTTGGTAATAATTTGTTCTTGTTTGAATTCATGAGCAATACCTTGTTTACATGTAGGACAACTATCGTTATCATGATAGAAAGCAAGCTCTTTCATATAATTACGAAGATTAGAATTAAGTTCTTGATTTAGGTTTCGAGCTTTGTCGATTTTTGACTTGACGTCTGATTTATCTGAGATTGTTTTGATGAGTTCTTCAATAGCTTCTTGAGTGCTTTCAATTTCTGCTTTCTCTGCCTCAATCTTAGATATGTGCTCATTCATTTTTTCCTTGATTTTGTCAACTTCATCTTGGCGAATCTGGCGAATAGAAGCATTATGAGCTTCAGCAGATTCAATCTTAGATTTTGTCAAATCTTTTTGATAGTTGTTTTCAGAGATCTGTTCTTTGTTCTCGATCAAACGCTCTTTGAGAAGAGTATTCATTGTACTAAAGACTTGAATATCAAGAAGATCTTCAATAACTTCTCGTCTGCCATGTGCTGGCAATTCCATAAATGGTACATATGTAGCGCTACCAAGTACAACGATCTGAGTAAATGACTTATAATTTAATCTTAAAATGTTTTTCTCAAGATATGTTTGATAGTCACGAGCTGCCGCATCTTGATTGATAAGCTCACCATTCTTAAAGATTTCAAACAAGTTTGGTCTGATACCGCGGCGTACCATATACTGAGCTTGGCCAATTACAAAATCAATCTCAACAAGTAATTCTTTTTGATTGATAGAGTTGATAAGCTGTGGCTTATTAATCTTACGGAAAGGTTTACCATATAAAGAAAATACAATGGCGTCAAGCATTGTAGACTTGCCTGCGCCATTCGTACCACTCACTAGAGTGTTTGTCTGTTTGTTTAAATGAATTGTTGTAAAAGAATTTCCCGTAGATAGAATATTCTTATAACGCAATTCCTTAAATAATATCTTCATGCAATACTTTGTGCCTCAATATATAAATCATCAATAACTCTCTTTACACTCACTTTATCTACCTTTGTTTCCATAGAATCGATAAAGGCATGAAGTATGTCCTTCGTATCTTGGGTTTCATCAAGGATTTCATCCATTCCCTCACTTTCAATATTCAAGGTGTCTTCGATTGATTTAACATCAGTGGCACCAGCATCTGTAAGTTTGTTGATAAACAAATCGTGAATGTAAGGATTTGTTCTGTTCTTTACAATCACTTTGATATACGCATCTTTGATGTTTGTGGTATCAAGATGAGCAATATCTTCAATTGTCATATCACTATCATCGTATTCAATTTTGTGGAATATCTGGAATGGATTATCAATTCGAGTAAGCTCTCTTGTTTCTGTATCAAAAACATGGAAGCCACGCTTTCCCTGATAGTCTGACCAAGTCATCTCGTAGGGTGCACCAAGGTACTCGATGTTACCATACTTAGAAGGATGATGGAAGTGACCAGACCAAACCTGCTCGTAATGACTGAACAGATCTTTATCCATACCGTGAGTACAAACTTGACCTTTCATCATCTCAAAGCCTTTAAGCTCGAGGTGACCAGCAAGGACATGAGCATCTGAGTTCTTGATGCTATCAAAGCAATGCTGATTATTGTCTTTTGTAATCCACGGTACCATTATAAACTTAGTTGATCCAAATGTCAACTCTTTTGTTTCGTGCTGATAGATGTGAAAGTTGTCATACTCTTTTAGAAGAAGATCCATACTATTCACTTCATTCGTATTAGTGTAGTATGTCGTATGATTTCCAACCAGAGCATGATACTCAATGTTTCGTTTTGCAAGCTGATCAAAGAAGAACTCTTTACCACGCTTAAGTGATACATAGTTGATGAACTTACGACGATCGAATGTATCGCCTAAATCAAATACAGTATCAATCCCATGCTCGTCAAGATATGGAAAGAAACATTCTAAGAAGAACTTCTCTTGATGATCTGCAAAAACTTTGGAATCACCACGGACTCCGATATGCATATCTGTTACGATTGCTATCTTCACTTTTTCTTTTCCTTATCTTTCTTCAGCTTATCTTCAAAATCTTCAATAAATGTATTCATATAATCTGCACTTGTTGTAAGATTCAAATTAACCTCTTCACCTCCAGAATAAGTATCACCTGTTGCTAACATGTTCTGAGATGACTTAAATCGAATGTACATCTGCTTCTTTTCTTTTTGAATACGACGCAGGAACGCGTACCAAATAATTTGAGTGAAGTAAGCGAATGGATTCTGAGATTTCTCAGGATTGAAGTTACCGATATAAAGTAGGCAGTTCTCAATTCCATCTGAAATCATATCTTCTTTATAAGAATATCCAGAGAAGTTTGGTTTTGTTGCAAGCCGAGTAGCGATCTGATAGATACACTTTCCAATGTAGTCTGGCACTCGTGGCAACGGATCTCCTGCATCCTCTGCTTCTCTACACTCTTCTTTGTACTTGATGAGTGCTTCAAGAAGATCTTTGTTGTTTACGTAATTGCGGGTTGCTCTTTTAGCCATAGCATTTCTTTGCGCCTCCTAATGTTGCTTAGATATAATATAGTACATATTGACTGAAATGTCAACTGTAAAAAGTTACTATATTGTGAAAAAAACTGTTGACATCACTATCAAAGCCTGGTATAATCTGATTTATCAGTTACAAACCAATATTAGATTTCTACTGTGTATATCTTGACAGCAAACTGTTCCTGACCGTAGATCTCAATCCGTTTCCGGAAATGCTGGAGAGTATAGTTCTGGTAAGTCCCCACCGAAAGATCGTCAGCAATATCATACAGAGTCGCCTTATCGGCGTCGTTGCCCTTTCGAAGGGCACGACCAATTGATTGCAATACTTTGATTTCAGATTTAGAACCAGAAGCGAAGATTACGTTATCAAGTTTTTTTAAATTTACACCCGTTGAGAAAACACCATATGATGCAAGGATATCATGTTGTTTGATGGGATCATTCTCAACGAGATGTCTGATACGTTCTCTCTCGTCGCCTTTTGTAGCACCATATATAAAATGGAGTTGGCGATCATCTTTCTTTAGCATCGGCTCTAGGATCTTGCCATGCTTTTCAACCAAATCAAACAAAACCAAATTGTTCTGATCTTTGAGAGACCAAAGCAAATTTCTAATAAAAATGTTTCGCTTGTGATTGTTGACAATGAATTCTCTTTCAGCAGGATACTTTTTACTTGCTACCTGTATCTGACCAATCGCTTTCTTAAAGCTTTTTCTTACATCCTGTTGATGTGACAATACGATTGCTTTAACGTTAAAGTCTGCAACAGTACCTGAATCCATCAAGTCTTTAGTCGTCACGTGCCTTCTTACGCCGCCAAAGCAACCTTCTAGTACCAGCCGATGTGTCTTGCTTTCTTCTGATTTTAAAGTACCAGTAAAGCCATGTCGATAGTAACACTGATCTAAACCTTCCATAATTTTTTGAAGGCTTTTGGCCTGGAACAAATGAGCTTCGTCGCCAAGTACGACACCAAACTGAGAGAACCAATCCTTTGGTTGTTTGATGAGTGACTGCCAAGTTGAGATAACGATTGAAGCATCTGTATTCTTATCTACACCGCCCTGAATCGTGTATATGTCGTCCTCGCATCCATAGTCCCTAAAGTCTCCAGCCATCTGATGAACCAGTGAGATTGTTGGGACGATGATAAGTGTTCTATGTTCATAAACTCTCCAATAGTGTTGTTGTATTAGATAGATGATTAACGATTTGCCAGAACTAGTAGGAGACAAGGAGAGTGATCTTGAATCCCGGATTGCATCAACAACGTATTGGTTTTGGTAATCCCGTGGTTCAAACTTACAACCAATCTCTTTAGCCAATTCATAACCGTAGTCATCAGGAATCTCCTCTCCATGCATTAGATGTGCTGGTGCATTTAACTCATAACCACGATCTTCGCAAAACTTTTTCAGTCTTGGAAACAAACCAACATAAAGTACTGGGCGCATAGGTTGATACAAACGAATTGTCCCGTCCCACACTCTATTTTTATATGCTGGAGAGAACTGGTAGCCGGATGGCTTGAAAGAAAAGTATTCAGCGATTTCTTGGCGAGTGCCGGGATCGGCCGTCACCTTCAGGTGTACCGCATTTCCTTCCTCAACATTCACCACATCACTCATAATCTAGTACTCTCCTGCTTGAAACTTCAACACATCAATCATTGATTTAATAATGAAGTTTCTACTATGAATAGTTTTCACAATGTCTTCTAAGTAATCTGCTCGAGCTGTATGATAGTCGATCTTTAAACTTAGATTTACAATATCCTTGTCTGCTTGGATATATTTATCTATATCCTGACGAATGATTTTTTTCTGGTATGGTTTCCATCCGCGTTCACGAAGATCTTCTTCAGCCATAGATCCATCATACCACTCTCTCTTTGCAAGCTCAAGTTGCTTGTAATCATAACGAAGCTTCTTCACTTTAAGCGCTTCTCGGAAGTACATGTTATAGTACTTGCTATGTAATGAAGGGATTTTCTTAGACTCACCGACGAGATTCGTTTCGTCGATGTTTGCATCTTTTGCCCAAATCTCACTTATATCATCAGTACTCATTTCATACCTTTCAAAACCATTTTATAATACATTCTATCACACTTTGATAGAAATGTCAACTACATTTTTCTGTATTCGAAACGAGTATACCTGAAAGTTACTGAGCATTCAGGGTAGATGACGTCAGT